CATTATCCACAAATCCAAATGGAGCCATGTCTTGTTCTAGTTGGTCTTGTTGTTCCTTATACATTCTTTCTCTGATATCATTATCAGTCAATTCTTTAAAGTATTGTTGGTCTACTGCCCAAGCAAATAAAAATAAACACGCAACTAAGTCATCATTACAACCATCATCTGCAGCCCATGAAGAACCTTTGACTACAAATGTAGATAACTCATTCATAACATCATAGTCTGGTATTAGTAGTTTATCTGATTCAATTAATTGTTTTAAATTAGAACATCCTATTCTTTTTACTGCCTTTGTTGTTCTTACTCCTAACTGTGACTTTCCACCAGAGAATCCTGCTCCTAGTATCTGACCAGAACGACCTCTCATAGATGCCATGACTAAATTATCATACTCTAAATCAAACTGTAATGAGTTTGCAACTTGTTCTCCTATATCATTTACTTCAACCATTACAAAACAATTATTGTATGCCTTTGCAACTTCGTGTATCTTATGTGGAAACATTAAAGGTTTAACTTCATTGTTTCTATATTTGGCAACTATTCGATATGGCATTGTTGTTACATCTATTACAACAAATGCAGAATAGTCTTGTGAACTACCTCTGGCAACATCAGCTGTAAGAAAATATGTTTTCTTTGGGTCTGGTCTTTCAAATATATCCAAATCAGCATGTCTCTGCATTGGGTCTTTGTAAGGCATTTGTTTTAGTTTATGTGGAGCAATAAGTGTATCAATAGAACCTAAGAACTCACATTCAAACTCTGAATTAAATTGTGACTGTGAAGTGTTTCGTATTGTTTCTTCTTTCCATACTTCATCACGACCTGGTACTTCTGACCAATGTACTTCTATTGGAACATAATCATTCTTTTTATTTTCTGCATCTGTCCATAGTTTATAAAACATATTCATACCATGTGGTGTAGATACTATCATAACTTTTGTAGTTTTACCAGATGATATTGTAGGATATACAGAACTAAAAAATTCTTCTGATACTGTTGATGGTACATATGCAAACTCATCTAAAAATATAATGTTATATGAACCACCACGAATTGCACTTGCCGATGTGGATGCTGCAAGAATACTTGAACCATTTTCTAAATCTAAACTTCCTTTGTTCCATGAGATTACACCTTGTTGTAACCATTTAGGTAAATGTTCATATCCTAATTGTAATCTTCCTAGAATATCTCTTGCAGTAGATGATTTGTTTGCAAGTATGGCAACATTCACATTTGGATTAAACAAAACATAATGCAAGAGATAAGCAATAATAATTGTTGATTTACCTGACTGTCTAGGAAGTTTGCAAATTGTAAAACGATTCTTATGAAATGTACGAACCATTTTCTTTTGAAACTTATACATGTTCATAGGCACAAGACCTTCATCAAGAGAAACTATCTTCATATAGTTTTCTATAAAGTAGATAGGGTCACTCATACATTTTTGATATTCCTCTATCTGTTCTTTTGTAAACTCTACAGGAACATTGGCTCTTTTTAGATTTGGATTACCAAGATATTGGTTTTGGTCTGTCACTTTAATTACCTATTTTCTTTTTTAATTCTTTTATTCGTTTTCTAAGTTTAGTTAATACTTCTAAGTCACTAGGAAATGGTGAATCAAAAGCAGGTCTTAAACTAATAGGAACATCATCCATTCTATAAACTGTTCCGCCTGTATTGATTCCATATGTACTTGTCTGTATTGATACATGAGCAGCTTCACTTGTTGGTGTTTGTTTTGTATCTATAGATATGAGTTTACATCTATCACTTGTAATATGTTCTATCGCTGGTTTAGGAAAGTTTGCAACAGGGTCACTAGCAATAATTACTGCAGCATCTGCCTCTCCTCTTGTAAGAGTATCAACTGTTGTAAACTCACCTGGGTTAAATCTAGGATATCCTCTACTAAAATTAACACCAAAAGGATAACCTGTTTGCCATGCAACCACATTATCTGCCCCTGTAACATTTCCATGACCTCTTGCAGGTTTTGCAACAAAATGAGTAAACTCATTTAAGTCTGTTGCAAGTGCCATCAATGCACCAGAATTAAAATGTCTTCCTCTAGTCATGGTTAATCCCATGCCAAAAAAGATAACACCATAGTTACAGTTTTTCATTCTTTGAAATAATTCTTCAACTACTTCTTTTTCAATACCACAAATTTCTTTACAATCGTTAGGTACTTCTACTCCTTTACAAGCAGCTCTCAATATCCATAGTAACTCAAAATCTTTACCTGGTTTAACTTGTAAAAACTGATTAGCAACACCAGCAGTTTTAGTATGTCTTACATCTACAATTACTACATGTCTATCAGATTTACCGTTTGGTGTGAACATACCTTTTGGTGTCACAGCATATCTTGCAAAATGTCTTGGGTGTGCCTCGGCTGGATTACCACCCCAATACATTACAAAGTCTGCTCTGTTTTTTACTTCACCCAAAGTCATACTTGGTTCACCGACACCTTGAAATGCCATACCAGATGGGCCATGACATACAGATGTTGTTGTATCAATCGTACCACCAACATCATCCATGATTGGAGCACATTGTCGTTGTGCCTCACATATAGTATCACTCATACCATATAGTATAGGAAACTTTGCCTCTAGTAATATTTTAGCTGTCTCATCTATTGCCTCATCAAGAGAAACTTCTTTACCACCTATTCTTGCAATAGGTTTATCCTCTATAGTATGATTTAAAAACCAAGACTTTCCTAATACACAAGCATCTTTAGCTTTTGTTACTATATTTTTATCTACATCAACTGTTAAAGTTATATCATCACAAACACAACCACAAAAAGTACATGTAGCATTTTCTACAATTTTTTCATTTACTGTTTCCATTATATTTTTTTATTGATATACCTAACTAAAGTATATACCACTAAACCTAATATGATATACATGATACCATCAAACCAAGAGATATCATTTAATAAATCTGCTGTTATAAATCTTAAATCCATTATTTTTTCTTATCTCCCTTTAATAGTTTTTGTAACTCAGCAGTAGAACCCACATACAATGCATTTGTAACATTCTTAGGTGCATTGTTTGGAACTTCTTTTAATCGTTTCATAGCAGATTGTAACTTTCCAAGTTTTTCTGTTACATCTGCAACTTGTGATATGAGATTACCTGCTACTTCAAATGCTCTAGGATGGTCGGACTGTTGTGCAACTTCCAATATACCATCAATGGCATCTTGTCCTCTCTCTATTAAATTATAAAAATTTTCTCTCTGATACTTGTAATCAGCATCTACATCTTCTAGATTGTTATCTCTTTTGATAGCAAGAGTGTCTGGTTTTTTTTCAACTAACTCGGTCGTTGTTTCTTTAACATCCAAGACTTCATCTAGGATATCTTTTGTTTTGTTGCTCATAATATTTAACCTGTAATATTTTTTACTTCGTAAGGTTTTAAATGTTTAGATAATACTTTTATGATTATATCTTCCATATTTCTATTTCTAGATATAAAACCTTTCATCTCTTTTGATAACTGTTTATGATTTCTATTTCTCATTAGTCCAGCTAAATAAGAAAATTGTCTACCATGTGTAAAATCATCACTTTTACTTTTAAAATCATCTGAAACTTTACTTAAAGCTTTACCGCTCATTTCTAGAAATAATTCTTTAAAAGTTTTCATTACTTATCCGTACCACTTTCTGGGTCAAAGTTTTTTGCATCCTCAAAGAAAGATACTGTTTCATTAAATCCAAAATCATCATCCGCATCAGCTGATGTAGGTTTTGGTGTAACAGTATATCTTTGTTCTCTTTTTGGAGCTGCACTTGGTAAATCTGTATATTGGTCAACCTGTACAGTCTTAATAACTTTACTAGATGTAACAGGTCCATATAAGTAAAACTTAACAGTAAACGCAAGTGTGTATATAATAGACCTTCTAGATTGGAAATCACCCTTATAATCATCTTGATAATTAATACTGGTTAATACTATAGGAATGTCTCTTGCAATACCCATATCTTCCATATCTTTTATTGTAAGAGTATAGTCTGGTTGAAAGAATGGTAATATTTGTTCAACTACCTGTAAGGCATCCTCTGATTGTTTTGCCATAGTATATAATTCAAGATTTAAATTATAAGGAACAGGCATAAACTGTGTATCTAGTTTATCAGCATCACTTGCACTTCCTTTTACTTTTTTAAATTTTTGTACACGATTTAACTTTCTTGCAGGGTCATATGACATGTCCTGTATTTCAAAACCTAATCTAGGTAATGTGATTGCAACCTTACTCTGTAAGTCTGCATCTTGGTCTAGTCTAGCCAAGAATTTCTGTTTAGGTCCATATGCCAAAGGTACCTTCATGGACTGTATTACGGCACCACTA